TGTTGTTCTCGCATCATAGTCTGTCGAATATCTTGATCAGTTAATTCTTTGAAGTATTGTTGATCAGTTGCCCAGGCAAACATAAACAGACATGCAACTAAATCATCTGTACAACCATCATCTGCTTCATGAGATGATCCTTTTATTATGAATGTAGATAGTTCACTGATAATATCCATATCCTCTATAATTAACTTATCATCCTCAACCAATTGTTTGAGGTTTGAACAACCTACTTTTTTGGTAGATTTTGTAGTTCTTATTCCTAATTGTGCTTTACCACCAGAAAAACCACCACCCATAACCTGTCCTGCTCGGCCACGCATAGATGCCATGACAAGGTTATCATACTCTAAATCAAACTGCAAAGCATTAGCAACTTGTTCTCCAATGTCATTAACCTCCACCATAACAAATGCTTGATTGTATGCTCGAGCAACTTCATAAATTTTCGCTGGGAATAGAAGGGGTTTTATTTCGTTGTCTCTATATTTTGCTACAATTTTGTAAGGCATTTGGGAAACATCAAATACCACAAATGCAGAATAGTCATTAGATGTACCACGTGAAACATCTGCTGTCAAAAAATAAGTTGCGCCTTCTTCTGGTTTTTTAAAAACATCTAAACCAGCATTACTAGTCATGGGTGGTCTATATGCAAGTTGTCTTAGTTTACGTGCAGATATAAGTGTATCAATAGAACCAAGAAACTCACACTCAAACTCTGTGTTAAATTGTGCCTCTGAGGTATTTTTAATGGTTTGTTTTTTCCATTCCTCATCACGGCCAGGAACTTCACTCCAATGAACCTCAATAGGAATATACTCATTACGTGATTCCTCTGCATCTGTCCACAATTTATAGAACATATTCATACCATGTGGAGTAGAAACGATCATCACCTTTGTTGTTTTTCCAGATGATATGGTAGGATAAACAGAACTAAAGAATTGTTCGGCTACGTTACTAGGAACGTAAGCAAACTCATCAAGGAAAATAATATTATAAGAACCGCCACGAACCGCACTGGCAGAAGTAGAAGATGCAAGAATCTTTGAACCATTTTCAAGTTCTAAACTCCCTTTGTTCCATGACATTACTCCTTGTTGTAACCACTTAGGCATATGTTCATATGCAAGTTGCAAACGTGATAGTAAGTCACGTGCAGTTGCGGCCTTGTTTGCAAGAATAGCAACATTCACTGAAGGATTAAACAAAACATAATGTAAAAGATATGCAATAATTGTAGTAGATTTACCAGACTGTCTTGGTAATTTGCATATTGTAAATCGATTATTATGAAACGTGCCTACCATTTCCTTTTGAAAATCATACATTGTAAAAGGAACAAGCCCCTCATCAAGAGAGACAATTTTTAAATAATTCATAATAAAGTATATGGGGTCTTTCATACACTTTTGATATTCTACTAATTCTTCTTGCGTCCACTCCTGTTGTACATTTGCCTTTTTGAGGTTTGGATTGCCAAGGTATACTGTTTCTGTCATTAGTGTAAATTGAAGATTTTAGACATGTCTGGATTAACAAGCTCTCTATTCCGTATATGTTCTTCCTCAATCTCCTCTTTAGATTGTCCATAGTATTCTACGCCATAATGGTTGACAATCATCCACTCGTTAAGAGTTGTTTCTTCTTCTTTAACTGTTATTTTAAACTTTCCTAGAATACGTCCGTACTTACCCTTGTCATCTTTTTCTGTAATAAGTGTTTGCATTGAGCCTTCTGGAACATATCTCTTAACTAGTTCTTTTGCCATAAGGCCATATTTCTTTTCTTCTAAATCTCTTGTTCGACTCTCAGGAGTATCAATACCATACATACGAATCCTTTGTTTATGCATCCATACACCAAACCCCAGATCAATATCAACGTCTACTGTGTCGCCATCTACAACTCTTAGTATTTTACATCTATATTCATACATGGTTGATCTCCATTCCTTTATATTTATCACATAAAGATTTGTTAAATAAATCCCAAGTTAAAATATCTGATGGTATAATGTCAGAATTTATTGGATAGTATGTACCATCAGTAAATATAATTCTATTTCTGTGCCAAGATTTTTTTGCATGGCTACCTACAGTTTTTGGTAAACTCTTTTCTTTTGTTTTGTTCATCAAGTAATTTGAATCTGGATTAAAATCATAGATATATTGTTTAGATGGCCACTTATATGTTTTGTAAGTTCCTTGATGTTTTAGATCGTGATTTGTCATACTCCAAATTTGATATTCTGGTGTGTTAAAGAAACTTAACATATTTTTATAACCACTAGGATCGGGTAAATTACCAAACAATCTACGATCTATCCATTGCCACTTCAATGTAAACGCTAACCACCACGTAAAATCAAAAGTGTTCTTAATTTCAAAAGGACACCTTTTAATGTAATCCTCACAAAACTGCATAAATTTAGAATGATGATTACTATCTCTGTACACGTAGTTCACATCGTCAAAATCTATAGTCTTTGTCCAATGATCGTTAATTTCTTCTATGTGATTTTCTATAACAAATGTACCGTACATAGGATCACCACACTCACCTGTAATATTAACAGATGAACCGTCCCAATGTTCTTTTGTGTAAAATAGTGTTTCTTTTTCAGCCCACTGTATATTTAAATCCATGTTTTTAATTTTATCAAACATAGTAGGATTTTCTTCTACAGACTGCTTACTCATCCACACAGTTAGTTCGTGGTGTGGTTGTTTCCAAGTAATAAGTGCAGACAATGCTGTAGAACTGTCTATACCACCAGAATACCAAACCCTGACAGGTTTATCCATATTCCAGATATCTACTGCTCTTTGATTTGTTATATCTTTGAAATTACGATTCCATCCTTCGGGTATTTCTGGTATAGGATCAAAATCTACATTGAGGAAATTATATTCACCAAACCTATCGTATGGCGCTGGACATTCTACCAGAGCCCCTAAACCATAAACATAGTTATTATACAATTCTCCAATATGAAGACTGTCATAATCTTCTAAGTCTAGAGGATTATAATTTTTTAACTCACTTTTATAGTCTTTAGTTAAAGTAAAGTTATTATGATTTATTATTTTCATGCATCATATTTGATACTTTGAAGCAGCCCTGGCGTAAACATATCATCATATTTTTCATACATGTACTCAGTTGCCTCTTTAAAACGTAGACGTTCCTTATCAGACATGGTGACTACCTTAATGGTATCTTCCTCACATTTAGACTTAACAACGTCAATGTCTTCTACAGACCAGACACGTTCTGCCCTAGCTGCATCAAAAGATGCATCTTCAATTTCGGTTTGCAACTCAAGATCAAGAGTGTTCCAGAAATCCTTAGCAACAAGAATTGTAGTAAGGAACAATGAATGTTCTGCATCGTTTATTGTGTCCATAAACTCATTCTGTTTCAAACCATAGAAACGAGGATAAGTAGACTCACCACCAACAATGACATCACCCTGTACGCCCTCGTTAATCTGCTCAAGTTCCATAGGAACAGGGACAGCACCAACAGCACTAAGAGTTTCTTCTGCGATAGGAGATTTGTTGCAACGCAACTTCTGTCCCTCAAAGTCTTCAATCTTGTGTAGTTCTACGTTAGCAGGGATCATTCGAAATCCACCAGAATAGGTAAACGCAAGACCTTGAACATTACTGTTATTATTAAGACCAGCAAGAAGAGATTTGCCGATATCACCCTCAAGCACTTCTTGTGCGTGATCATGATCTTTAAAGATAAACGGCATATCTAGGGCCCACATATCTTTTGCGTGAGTACGACCAAGAGTAGAAGTATACATCTGGGACATTTCAATCTCGCCATCCTCCATCAACTGAAGAAGATCGTGTTTCGTGATCTTCTGACCTGGCTTATATTTATCTGCATATTCTGATAGAGTTAAGATTTCCAAGTTAATAGCGCCCGGCATCTTCTCTTCCATAGTAGCTTTAAAATGTTTTGCTGCCCGAAGAAACAATTCAATTGGTTCGTGTGCAAGCACCCAACGGATGGTTTTCATTTGAGTCTCCTTTATATGCATCTATTTATAATACAATTTTGTCCGTTTCAGAAGAAACTTTTTTCCAATCAAACCGATTCCAAAGTCTTTCGTGACAGATGTATAAAATACTATTAATAACTAGTGCCATTAAGCCTACGACTAGACCTTTCATCCAATCTCCTGTAACAATCCACCCAATAATACTGTTGGTAATCATCATCCAACTTCTCCACGTTACCGCTTTTGCAATTGTACGTGGTAACTTTTCGAACCATATTGGTTTTGTAAAACTCATAATTATCACTCCTTATGATTATTTGCCTTTGAGCATTTTTTGTAATTCAGCAGTAGAACCCACAAATAGGGCATTAGTTACGTTCTTGGGTGCTGAGCCAGGAACGTCCTTTAGTTTATTCATCTTCTCTTGTAGATCACCTAATTTTTCGGTAACTTCTGCGACTTGTTTGATGAGGTTTCCAGCGACTTCGTAGGCTCTGGGGTGTTCTCCTTCTTTAGCAAGTTCGAGTATTCCATCAATTGCGGTACTCCCCTTCTCGACAAGAGCATAAAAGTTCTTTCTTTGATAAACGTAATCTGCCTCGATGTCAGCTTCGGAAGTTTCATGGGGTACGATTATTTCCTTTCCCATATTAATAACTTCACCCTTAGTTTCTGATTCTATTTCAATCACACCTAAAGCTTCATCTATCTTATTTGTTGACATTATACATCTTCACCTGTTACTGGGTCAAGAGATTTTGCATCTTCAAAGAAAGAAGATACTTCATTAAATCCAAAATTATCATCTGCATCTGCATCAATTGGATCAGGAGTCACTGTCAATCTTTGTTCACGTTTTGGAGATTTATCTGGTAAGTCTGTAAACTGATCAACCTTAGTTGTCCTGATAACCTTACTAGAAGTAACAGGGCCATAAAGATAAAACTTAGCAGTAAAATCTAAAGTGTAAATTAATGTAGTCCTTGCAGTAAAATCTCCCTGATATGTATCTTCATAATTAACAGAATTAAGCACTACAGGAACATCTCGTTTAATTCCCATGTCAACATTATCGTTCAATGTAATTGTATAGTCTGGTTGAAAATAAGGAAGAATTTGTTCTACAATCTGAAGTCCGTCATCTGATTGTTTTGCTAGAATGTATAACGAAAAACCAACATTATAAGGAACAGGCATATACTGAGTATCAAGTTGTTTTGATGTAGTACCTTTTACTTTCTTAAACTGCTGAACACGATTTAACTTACGAGCAGCATCATATGTAATTGAACTAATCTCAAAACCAATACGTGGAAGAGTTACCGCCACCTGTTTAGTAAGGTCTGCATCTTCACGCAAACGAACAAGAAACTTTTCTCTTGGCCCATATGCAAGAGGAACTTTCATAGATTGAGTAATCGTTCCAGAATTGTCTTTACGTACAAGTTGTATATCGTTAAACATACTACCAAATGCAATAACAACCTTACGAATTGTTTCGTGATAAAATTGTTGACCCAACATAATTAACTACTCCCAGCGTCACCGAATGGATTTGATTCAGAAAAATCTAAAACTGTGTCATCCAATTCGTCAAATAATTCATTTTGTGCGGTAGGATCAACACTGTTAGTATTCACTCCTCCACTCCCTATTATATAGTCTTCTGCAATTAACCAACCTCCATGGCCAGTATCAGCATTATGTTCCATAAGAATATTCTCACCGACAGAACTAGAATCATCTTCACCTATTATATTATCACTATCTGTTTCATCAAGTATCAAACCATCGTCAATAAATCTTTCGAGTCTAAATGGTTCATTTTGTGCAACAGATTGTTGCAGTGTAAATTGATACTCTAAAGTATTATTTGATAACGCATCTTCAATTGCATCAATTGTAGTAATACCAGTATCCAAAGCTTCTGAGCTATATTCGAATAAACGACAACGTAATTTAAACACAGGATTGTTATCTAACTGATTAAATGGATCATCGTGATCTACAAAATTTATAGTAAATAATTTTCCAAGAGTAGGATGAAATATTGCATCTCCTTCTAATGGTCTATCAGAATCAGTTGCGTCTGTTTCTGAAATAAGATAATATGTACTACCTTCAAATTTATTTGTAGAAATAGTACCAGATTCCATAAGAATTGCACCACCAGAAGAAGTGTCTGTTGCATCCTCTATAGTAAATTGTTTTGTCTTATCTTGAAATCTTGTCTTACTTACAACAAAAGTTGCTTCACTTAAATTTTGTAATCCAAATTGATTCATAATTTCTTTTTCTCCAGCAAAACCACCGCCAGAGTCTTCCATGTACATTTCAATAGGAACTTGTGTTCTAAACTTAGATAAAGTATCTTCTCCTAAAACAGTATCTTCTGCAACAAGAGTTCTATCTAGGTAATACACATCATGTCCATGAATCTGTATCGCCTCTGCAACTAGATTTGCATATAGCCCTTGTTCTGAAGAAGTTGCTTGAAGATTGCTTGTATGAAAATGTTTATTGACAGCCATACTCTACCCCATACCAAGCATTATTGGGGGCTCGTTGCTTAGAATTGTATCTTCTACTTGTTTCTGCTCCTCCATACCTTGAGTATAAAGTGTGTCTCCATTCATAGTAACACCACCCAACAAGGCAACACCACTAAACTTAGAAAGATTTGCACCCCATTGTTTTTTAATCAAAGCAGTTGCATATCTTTTAAGTAGAATATCATCATAGATATCTGTATATGTTGTGGGGTCTAGTTTACGAAAACATTCAATTATAATGTAGTCTTGATTAGCAACAAAATCACCAGACCAATCTGCTTCAATAAACAATCTATTTTGATGTTGTAGATATCGAATAGGCTGTTCTCCAACAAGAATGTGTTGTAGAAAATCTAAGTTCATCATATTCATTTCATAGTGGATAATAGAGGTTGAAGATAGATCATACAATTCATTTAAATGTAACTGATATCGAGCATCAAACATATTAGCACCAGTGCCAGTTCCAGTAAGAGGAAATACTTGCACTACTGAAATTACTGAACTAGGTAAAGGAATGTAATTCTTTCCAGATAACCAAGTTGAGGAAACAGAAGAGTCTGATGTATCTGTAGCAGTAGAAGTCTCATTTGTAATTGCTCTATCTACATCGTCTTGTGTTATTAGATGTTTAAGATACATCCTTTCAACACCTTCGTAGTGATACTCTGAAAAATATTGTATTGCTTCGTCAATACGATCATCTGCCTGATCATCTGATACGTTAATATCGATAACTCCATCTCCTAGAGCTCGAAAACAATAATCTTTAAAAGTAGATTTATTAGTTGGAATGGCCATAGTAATCTCCTACCTCTATTTATAAATTAACTGTCTTGTTGCCAGACAATTAGGGCCAAACTCAACCCCCTTATCAATCCATTTGCCTCTTTTTTTGAACCCAACACTTTCATATGTTTTAAGTGCAGTTTTTCTAGGCATACTCCATATCCAAAAACATCCTTCATTTTTGCCTTGAATTATAGCTTGCATTAACAAAGTTTTACCATATCCATTACCTCTGTGTTCTTCACTAACCCACAATCCTCTAGATCGATATGTACCAGACCCAGTTTTAAAACCACTATTTACACCAACAATATTACCTTCAATTTTAATAACAAAAAAAGTTGGTTGATATTTATTAAAGATAGTGTTATCTTTAATTATATCTCTTGGTTGTTTCCAATAGAGACTGCTCATAGGTTCTATTTTACTAACTCTTTCTGGCCAGAGTTGTTCATTCCAAATAGGATAGACTTCTTCAAATGTAGATTCACGAACTTCCATATACATATATAGGTGTATGAGATTAGGGTTAATTGCAACATCAAGAAGTGGTAGTACATATTTTCGTAGGTTTCTTTGCAATACCTTTGGTCTTTATGATCCTGCTTCATGGTTAAAGAAGAATAATTATAAGGATATAGAAAAAGAAAACTGGGCAACCCAACCACACCTTCTTAAAATTCTACCTCATTATATACCAGAAGATCAACACTTCGGAGAAATGATTAGTGGATTTCCCTGTATTTGGTTATACAGAAAAGACGTACTATCACAATTTTTGAGTCATGTGACACGTTTGAGAACAAAAGTAAACCATATACATTACGAGAATGAAAGACCAGATATACCAGATAGTAGCCTGATTGCAACTAAAGAAGAGTTCGATAGGTTTATGACTAAACTAGAGCAGTTCTGGGATATTTACTATACTCATAATGACGGAGCTCTCATTGCATTTGAAACTTTTCTTGATGATCCTTTAGTTACTCTTTCCCACCTACAAGAACAGTATGGACTAAAAGCAGACAATACGGTGAGAACACAACTTACTATAAAATTAGGAATAGATTATGAAAAGAAGTTTGAGAATATTGAAGAGATCAAAGGATGGTTTGAGTGAGTGATTATTGTATAGTATGCGCTCCTCGTTCTGGTTCTTATTATCTAATGGAATATATGTGTAAAACTTTTAACCTTGCAGAAGGCAATGAGTGGTTTGGTAGAAATAAAGCAGTTAACCTTTCTAAACCTTTTGAGTTGAAACAGACAAGGTTAGATATAGATTGGACTGTAAATGAAGACCTACTTACACCAGAAGATATACAAAACAGACTAGATCATTTGCAAAATTTTCCTGTGCCTTTTTGTATAAAGGCTATGCCTCTACAGTTTACAAACACTGTAGAACAAGTAGAACTTCCCACAGAAGAGAGAATAGATTTTGCTTTTGAAATTCTAAAAGACTTTGACACAATATGGTTTCAACGTCTTGATAAAATATCACACTTCTGTTTTGAATTGACTGCAATGTTTTGCAGCCAACCAGACTATCCTAGAGACAGAGAGTTTTCTACATATGATCCAGAAAAAAGAACAGTACCAAAACCTAACACATTTACTGCAACCGAAAGAGACTTTGAAAAGTATATGTTTCGTGAAGAGTTTACGGATAAAGTAATGTCACATATTGATGCACCTCAGATAGTGTATGAAGATTTTGTTGAAAATCAAGATGAATGTATCATGGAAGTTGTAGAATGGTATGGTTTAGTTCCAAATTTTAAAGAAGAAAATAAAAAAGAAATTATTCATAATCCAGACTATACAAAAATATTTAAGAACTATAAGGAAATTGAGACATGGTTTCGTTAGACTATATGATAAAGGGTGGATGGATTGAAGGAAGGGGTGCTCAACATCATGATAATCCAGGCCCAAAGTTTATAGAACAACTAGCAAATTTATTGGTAGAATTGCACACATCAACATATGCAACATCACAATCTCCTATGTGGAATGTTGTTGAAGAGTTAGTTGAGTGGAATGATAAAGATGTATATTGTGAAGATGCTTTGTATGATCTGTATGCAATAAAATCTAATTTAATAGGAAATGTATCTCTGCATGGTGACTTGTGGAGACAAAATATACTATTAGATAAAGAAGGAAACCTAAACGGCTTACGTGATTGGGAAACACTATCTATTGGTGATCCTCACTGGGACTTCCGTATGATCAGACGTTGGATAGGATGGGAGGGCCTTGATAAATTATTATTTCTTTATAATTGTTCTGTAGATTGGCATTGTAATCGAACATACATTGAGATTTTAGACAGAATTTCTATTAGTCATTCTATACGAATACGTAAAGAGAGAGGTCTTTTGAGACACGACACACCTGATGCTATCGAAAGATTTGAGAATATGAAATATTAAGTTTCGGTTGCACTAACTTTGCTTCGAGTAATTCCATTTGCCTCTTCATATTCTGTTCGGATCACTGTTCTTGCTATAACAATATCTTCAGCAACAAATGCCGCTTGATCGTCTGATGTTGCAAAAACACGAACTTCAGTAAGTGTTGTTTCATCATCAGATTCAGTTCTTTCTAAAGACACAAACTTATTGTTATCTTCATAATTTGTTTTTTTCCAAGCATTATATTCAGAAACAGTAAGCAGATCACCAAAATCTACGCTCCCGGCTGCAATATTTTCATGATGCCATGCTGTTGATGTGTCATCTCTAACTACACTAAATACTACTGTCCAAGACATATAAAAACTCCTTTCATCTATTTATACTGCTTGCAATACTATATGATATCTATTTTCATCACTATTATTTTCTACACTATGCATATTATTAACATATAATTTATATATGTCTCCACTTTTGTAAGGAATATTGCCGTCAGGAAGAACTGTAAACTTACATCCCTTTGGAAAATTTATAGACATATTATAAATGTAAGGTGGAGCATATTTTCCATGAATGTGTGGCTTTAATTTACAACCTGGCCCAAATTTACATATCATACCATCTTTATACATATTTTTATTTTGTTCTAAAAACTCATATATTGTAGGAAAATTATCTTTAGTAGGTAATGCAAAAAATCTATCCCAAGGTTTATCAGGAGAATTATCTCTAATGTGATTTAGTTCATGTAATCTTTCTACATGATATTCTATATCGTTATTTAATCCTTTAACACAATCTAGTTCACTACGAACCCAACCCTTAAAGTTTTCACACTCATCAAACATATCTTTATGATTTTCTACGTGTCTATGATAGAAACATCCTTTAGATGTAACATTATAATCTCTCATTATTTTTTCATAACCTTTTCGTCTTTCATTCATATTGTAAGCTCTTCTCTATTAAGATGATTCAATATATTATCTCTAGTAATTACTGTACCATCTTCTTTTATTGCAAGAACATTGAACAATGGAGCAAAAGGTTTTTTATAGTGGTGCTGTATTTGATGATAATAGTTTAATGTCTTACCCCCATGATATGCATATTCTCTGTCTCCATATAAATCAAAAATAAAATCTCTAACCCATATCTTACCTTCTTGGTATCTTTTTAAATTAGCATTTCGCCCAGAATTATACCATTTATGTTTCTTATCTATGTGTAAATTTATTGCAAACTGTAAAACTTTTTTATCAAAAAATAAAGGTTGATAATTATCAATGTCTATTTTTTCACAAGAAATGTTTTGTAACATTCTAAATGATTGTGTTAAATATGTGTGTCTAGTTATTCCCCACCATCTATTCCAATTCCACTCCCAATTATCAGGATCATCAGTAGTTGGCACATCAGTAACATTTGACTCATA